TTAAACCAAATAACTATGATCCCATCACCATCGGGCAAGCACTCAATTTGACGGATCTTCCTATTATCGAAAACATCCGTAACAAGTTTTATCCACTTGACTTCCGCCAATGGCAACGCCTCCTTTTATTCAACAATTTCAATCCATTCAGAAAAACTGAAATCCTTCCATTCTTCAAAACTATGAACAGGATTATCGGGTTTTTTAACATTATTTTCGCCGTAAATATACCCGTTTTCGAATTGATAGATTTTCCCCACTTTGTAGATTCTCTCGTTTGCGGTGGAATTTCTAACACAAACCACTTTCCCGTTATACAGCGGCTTTTCTTCCGGCTTATACTCTTCAAGAAGGCGTTCAAGGGCCAAATTCCGCCCAATTTCCCATTTGTATTCGTCGTGGGGGGAACATTTGGCAACGCCTTTTCGCACTACCTTACCATTTACCTTTTCAACGGCTACAGTTTCCGGGCCTTTGGAGAAAACAATAAGTTCATGCTTGTCAAATACAGGTTCAAGGGCTTCAAAGGACCAGAAATAACCATCTTCTTCAAATTGCACACTAAAACAGCCAATGAATTTAATTATAAATTCCTTTTTGGCATAGGGTTTCCAAGTGAATTCAGAAATTCCCCTGTGGTCTTTTACCTTGTCATAAGGCTTAATCCGTACTTTATCGCCAACTTTAAAACTATGTTTCATTGCTTTTCCTTTCTTTTAACCTAAAAGTCCCGCACCGTATTGTGCTTGTTCTTCGTGCCGCTTAATGATTCTATTTGCCTTTATTAGCGGCTTTTTCGTGTTGTTCGCCCTTGCTATCGTTTCCGCGACAAACGCCCGAATTTCGGCCATTTCTGCCGTTTTAAAGTATCCCCGGCTGGACGGATCAGACGAAGAGAAGATAATGTATTTATCCCCGTTATCATCCGCCCGAAGTTCTGCGATCTTGTGGCGAACCGCATCTTGCGACATCCCCCAGCGGCGGGCCAGTTCTTCCCGCGAAATGGCATTTTCCCGCCCAATTGGGATAGAATCATAATAAAGATCGTTTTCGTTCATCTTTTCCCGCTCCTTTACAAGTAGTTCTTCCCGAAGATGGTCAAAAAGTCTTTGTCTGGATACCTTGCGGAAAATGCCCGCTGTGCCGTTTTCTTTAGGCGCAAATCCATTTCCCTGTTAAAATGCACCGCGTATTCCTTTCCACCGAAGCTGCCCCGGTGATGAGCTTCGCAAAGCCAGACCGTCAAGCCGTACTTATCCGCCAAAGGCCGCAAGCCGTGGCCGTGAATAACATGGTGTCTTTCTAAGCAGTTTTTTGCGCCGCAGATATAGCATTCTTTCTCTTTTTGGATTATACTTTGCATATGCATTTTCCTTTCTTTTGTCCTTTTCCTTTGTTGCCGCAAAGGGAAGGGCCTTTTTAATTTCTTCTTTTATTTTTCTTGCTTTTGATATAGCGAAGTTTGCTATCGCAAATGTATTCACCGATCACCCTTTCTTCGTTTCTCCTTTCGGTTTCTTTTTCGCGGGCCGCATCCGCTTGCGCCTTAATCTCCAAATATCCGGCGCAATCGTTATGGCATCCTTCATGCCTTTTCGTGCATTCCTTGCAGGGAAATGGGAAGCTTCTCATTTTTTCTTTCCCAGCATCGCAAGAGCAATCAAGGTCAAACAGATAATAGCCGTAATCTGTACCGCCGTACTCATTCTAATTTCTCTCCTTTTCCCATAATTTCAGGCTTGCGCCTATATCTTGTTCTGTAGGGATAAAGCCCCCTAGTTCTTTGCTTTCTTCAATCGTTCCTTCCAGAAGGCGGGCCATTTCCGCCGTATTGTATTGGGAGGATCCCACAATGCAACGAAGCTGTTTTCCTTTCTTGCCATTGACAAGGACATAACCCAAATCATCAACGGCCCGAAAAAGTTCGGCCACACTTTCGGCAGCATCAGGCTTGACAACAAGAATTTTTTGCACCCCGTAAGAACGAAGCATTTGCACATAAATTTCCTCTTTGTCCGCCCGGAGAATTTCAGCGATTGAATCCAGCACTTTCCACAACAACGCATTAGCATTTAAGCTTCGTTTGTTCCTGTGCTTCTTTATTTCAATGTCATAAACCCCTATGCAGTTTTCAAGGTTCAAGGCCGTTTCCCGTGGAAGCTGGATCTTTACGAAGAACTCCCCGTTTCCGTCACAGCCCACTTTGATTTTTTCGCTTTGGAAGATCAAAACGGCAAGTCCGAATCTTCAATTTCCGTGAATCCGCCCTGCAAGGTGATCCGCTTATAGGTTTCGGATTCCTTCATGCGCTTTTGGAGCCATTCCGGGAAGGTTTCGATAGTGGAAACTGCATTGGGATCTTCCATAAAGAAGATAGTCTTTTTTGTGTCCGTGGAAACTTCCATACCTTTTGCAAGGCGGGTAACACTAGCGATTTTTGCAAAGGTATTACCTTTCGCATTTTCTTCGTGAATCACGTTCAACATGCACGGCGCGCCAAGAACGTTTTGAAGATCGAAACCGCGCAATTCCTCTTGTGTAAATGGGCGGCCACGCCAGCTTTCCAGCACCTTGCGAAGATTGGCTTTTTCGCCCAAAGAGGCGGTATAGGTTTCGGAGATCACACGGGCCTTTTCTTCGCCGTCAATGTTTACGGTTTCGCCGGGGATTTCAAACTGAAAAACGCATTTGCGGGAAGTATTCCCAAACTTCTCATTGAACTGTTCCCCAAGATCGTAAATGCCAATGCATACAGCGGGGTACATATTGGGTTCGATCAAAGGAATCTTGCTGCCTTCCGGGGCAGAAATTACAAAGTTGCTCATTGTTTCACATGTCCTTTCATCACTTAATTTGCAAATTATCACGCTTGACCAACTGCGCGCCGGGGATCTCTTCGCCGCCCTTGATCGCTGCCTTAATGGCCGTCTTGTTGACCGCGGGGGCCTTGTAGGTCAGGAAATCTTCGTGGGCCGCTTGCAAGTAATTAATAAGCTTATCTTCATCCTCAACTTCCACGGCTTCCGAAGCCCTAAAGGAAAGGCGCACACGGGGGCTTTCGATGCTTCGCACATTCATTCCGGCCATACAGGCTGCAATATACTCCCGAAGGCGGGCCGCCTGATTCTCCTTCGTTTTCATTCGCTCCTGCAATTTTCGGATTTCTTCTTTGATTGCTGCGGCGGCTGCTTCATACTCTTTGACCATGCAAGCCACGTTGTCGCACTTATCAGTAAAGCTTGTATCAATAGCTTCCAAAGTGTCGAAGAAGGTATCTTCGGGGATTTCGCCGTTTTCATACGCGAACATGAAATCATGGTACATTTCGGAGATTTCATAGAGTTTCATTCGTTGTTCTTTCTCCTTTCCTTGTGTCCTTAAAAAGTCAGTTCGTCCAGCTTTTTGCGAACTTCTTCAAGTTCCTTTTCTGCCTTTTCGGCCTTGTCCTTGTAGTAGTCCACGGAGTAATTAAGGGAATCAATTTCCCGACAAAGAACGCGCACAAGAGTTTCATTCATGGTTTTCATTCATCCTTTCTTTAATGTTTGCGTTGATTTTTACATTGTGCCTAGCAGCCACAATGCGCACCAGAGTTTCCAAAGCGGCCCGGCCATTCATAAGCACAACCCCAACACAAAAAGCGCATACAGGGCAGTCAAGAAGGCCATGAACTCCATAGCCTCAAGGCAGTAATCCGCAATGGAGCCGGGGCGGATACGGTAACGCTTCATTCTTTCTTCTCCTTTCTAAATTCGGTTTTGCCGGATTGATAGGCAAAAAATTTTAACTAAAACGAAGGTCATTCACTTCACACCCGTACAGGGCGCACAGTTCAAGCAGCTTTCCCGCGCTGGGATCATTCCGGCCTTTCTCCCAATTAACAAGCGTACCTTGCGTAATGTTTAGGCGTTTCGCTACAGTTCTTTGGGAAAGATCAGCATTAACCCGCGCAGCCTTCAAGGAAATCTTCACCGCTACACCGTCCTTTCTCTTTTGTCGCAATCCGGTTTTACCGGAGCGCAATATTATATTACAATAATTTTTATTGTCTGTCAATACGCAAAAACCGGATTTTTTAGAAAATTGATTTAGTTTTTACCCGGATTATTTTTATATATTGAAGCAAAAATATTCTTTAAATACGCAAAAACCGGATTTTTCGGAAAAAAGCTTTACTTTTTCGCCGTATCGGTGTAATATTACACAAGGAGGTGAGGAAATGCCCAATAATAAAGGAACCACCGTTTTTGCTACCAATTTAAAATACTATATCGAAATGTCCGGTAAGGAGCAAAAACAGATTTGTGCAGATTTAAAAATACCAGAATCAAGCCTTTCCGATTATGTGCGCGGAAAGTCCATGCCGCGCTATAAGAATATAGAGGTTTTTGCCAAATATTTTGGTGTTGAACTTTCTGATCTGCTATTAGATGGAGAAAAGAACGCAAAGAGTGAACAGAAAAAATTGCTGTTCAAACAATGGGAAGCGCGTTTCCCGGATGTTATTTGGACGAAAGAAGAGGTAAAAGAAATATTGCAATTCGCGGAATTCGTGCTTGCAAAAAGGAGAGAGTAGAAGAATGGAAGATCTATACAAGGCCCCAAACGTTTTAAGGGCCGCTTTATACATTCGTGTAAGTTCAGCGGAACAAGCAATGCATGGGTACAGTTTGGAGGCCCAGAAGGAATTTTTAGAGGCATATGCCAAAGAAAAGAAAATGCGCATTGTTGGCGTGTATGCCGATGAAGGGAAAAGCGCATCAAAACGCCTGTACCAGCGAAAAGAACTTTTGCGCATGGTGGAAGATATGGAAGCCGGGCTTATTGATGTTATCTTATTTAAAGATATAACCCGTTGGAGCCGGAATAGTTCCCATTATCACAAGATACAAGATAGGATAGATGCAGCGGGCGGTTATTGGATCGCCGTACAGCAAGAACACCTTGAAACAAAAACGCCCACGGGCCGTTTTCAAGTGACCGTTATGTTAGGAACCGCGCAGCTAGAGGCGGAACAGACAAGCGAAAGAATAAAATTCGTTAATGCAAGCCGGATCCCGAAAGGCGGAGTTCCGTGGGGCGCAAACTCTTGTCCGCTGGGGTATACTGTCGCAAAAATAGACGGCATGAAAAGAGTTGTGAAGGATCCTTCAAAGGCAGAAATAATAATGGCGTTTTTTAATCACTTCTTAACGTATTCAAGCTGTCGCGGGGCCATCATGCACCTAGCAACCGAATACGACTATAGGCTTGAAGAAAAAAGCGCGCGAAAAATACTTAGCAATACTCTTTATATAGGAGAGTATAAAGGGTTTTCGGGGTACTGTGAACCGTATTTGACAACCGAACAATTTGACCAAATCCAAAAAATCATAGCAAAGCGGACATATACCCCAAATGATCCGAAAAGAGTATATTTGTTTTCGTCCTTGCTTAAATGTGCCGAATGCGGGAGAAATTTAGCCGCTTACCATACGAAAAACGGAAGAACAAAAAAAGTGTATTTATATTATCGGTGTAAAAATTACACTATGTATAAATCATGCCCACATAGTAGAGGCATTGGCGAAATAAAAACGGAAAAATGGTTACTCGAAAACATAGAAAACGAAATGGACAAATATGTACAATCTGTAAAGATAGAAGAACTAGGCAAGCCTAAAGATGTTGAAAAGAAACGAAAAGCATTGGAAGGCAAACTGAAACGAAACAAAGAACTATATATAGAAGGAGAAATAGACAAGGAAGAGTTTTCCAACAACAAAGAAGAATATATAGCCCAGCTTGCAGCCCTCCCCGCAGATGAAAAGAAAGATACTTCCGAAATTGAAGCCTTCTTAAATAGCGATTGGCGCAACTTGTACGCCAATCTTGAAAAGCACGAAAAACGCGCTTTTTGGCGGTCTATCGTGGATTATATAGAAGTGGATAAAGACTTGAATTTTATCCCGCATTTTTTTAACTAAATATTTTTACCTTTAAGGACACGCCGGACGGAGAGTGCCTAAAGGTAAAAAACAAAAGGAGGCCCGCAAACATGGACACAGCGCGAAAAATTGAACTATTGATTGATCTTTATATCAATGGAGAGATTGACAAGGAAGATTATATCACGCTTAGAAAAAGCATTGAAGGCGGAAAAAATTGTAAGCAAAAGGCCGGGAAATAACCCCGGCCCAATGCCCAACAAAAGAAGGAGATTTCATGAGTGAAAAACCCAGAAAGAGAAGGTACTATTATTATACCGCAGTCAATGGGTACTTAAAATAGGGTATTAAAAAGGCGGGGAGAAATCCCCGCTTTTAGTTTTGTTCAATCAAGGTTCGGACATAATCCCGGATTGCGTTAAAGGATCCTATAAGGCCGTCCCGGTGAAATCGGGCATCAAATACAGCTTCCTCTTCCTCCACTTCAATATAACGTTCCGCGAAGCAGTTCAATAGGTGATATACGCTTTCCATTGTGGCCTCCTTATTCTTCGTATATGCGTTCATCAAGTTCTTGTTCTACCCTTGCAATGATCCCTAACACGCGCGGGCATACAGGGCTTTTTTCGTAGCCGTCCGCCATTAGATTAGCATAGGCATCCTTGCAAATCCACGACAAAGTGCGAAGTTCTTTTTCATTAAATAAAATAGGGTTCGGCATGGTTTCTCCTTTTAAATGTCCCAATCTTCGGGAATGTTGACGGGGGTAACAGGCGCAGGGGCGGCTTACATTAATTGGGGGTTACTCTTCTTCCTCTTTAATAAAGGCATACTTACCTTCGTTCCTTGCGCAAAACATTCCGATTTCAGCTTGCCAACGAGTTTCATACACGTTCCATTCTTCAGGTTCGCAGCCTTCATAACTCGCGTAAACAACAAATACGGTATTGCTCATGTTCTCGATTTCCTTTCGTTGTTGTTTTCTATGGTCGTATTATACATCAGTGCGCACTGATAGTCAATAGGTAATTGCTATAAAAAATAATATATTGCACACTGATATCTATTCATGTTATAATTCCAATGAAAGGGGAGTGATTTTCTTGCCATCACAAGCACAGAATAAAGCGCAAAACAAATGGATTGAAAAAACATACGATAGAATTAACTTAATTGTCCCAAAGGGGCAAAAAAGCGTTATAAAAACCCATGCGGATAATATGGGGGAATCTGTAAGCGCGTTTATTTTTCGCGCAATACAGAGGCAAATAGAGGCCGACAAAGCAAAAGGGCAGGAGTAATTCCCGCCCTTTGTTTTTATTCAACTATTTCACATTCCGAAAGCTGCACATAAATAATCATGTTGCCGTCACACTTTCCAATGATTTTTATTTCCTGTCCCTTTTCAAGTTCGGAAATCTTTTCTACGTAGCTTTTTCTTGTAAAGTAAGCATTCACGCACCAGAATGAATAGGGATCCCCGTCATTAATACTTATATATGGATCATCCATAATATCTATGCCGATATCCGATATATACCCAGAAACACAAAGTTTCTTATTGCCATAAATGCTATCTGCTTTAACTTCGTTACTTCCGTATGCGTTATATAGTTCTTCCGCGCTCACTTCTAAATATTCGGGTTCCGGGGAAGTTTCAGGCGCAGAAATGGGCCTTCCCGTTTCGTTCGTTGCTTTCGTTCCGCTGCTTTCGCCACCAGCAAAGAAACCTATTATTAAAACAAGCGCAAGAATGCCAACAATAACAAAGGCGGCGATTTTTACGCCTTTCATTATTTTTTGCATTAAGGTTTTCTTTTTGCGCTTCTTTCTGTATTCGTCGCGCCGTTCAGGATCGTACTCCATGCGCGGATTAGTTGGCCTTTGCCCCGTCCGTGTTTGGCTGCTTTGGGGCCGTTCGCGCCTTACAGGCAACCCACAATTAGGACATTGGGTTTCGTTTTCATAAAGTTCCCAGCCGCACCGCCTACACCTTAACATAGCATTCTTTCCCCTTTATTGTTTGGCCGGATTATATCAAATAATGTTGTTTTTGGCAACATTAAAGCCG